ACGAGCTGGCCAACCGCTGCGACGACGCGCACAGCACGGCCCATGACGAATACCCGTGGGAGGCCGCATGAACGACTTTCGTCCCGCTTGGTACGTCCAAGAGCTTGATCGGCTTGAGTCGCTCAAAGAGCGCCCACAAGACAGGACATGGGGCCACCCAGTCGACGCGCTGCTGGCCGTCGGGCTGGTTGTTGTGGTGGCGTGCTTGGCGTTGGGTGTGTTTGCATGATCCGCCGCACCGAACCCACCAAGAGCTTGCTGCAGGGCTGCAAGTACAACAACAGCGACCACACCGACATTCGCGCCACGTTCAAGAAGGCGCGTGAGACGGCTGAGGATTTCCGCAACGCTTACCGCCTGCTGGCGCAGCACTACCCCACCACCTACGCAGTTCAGCGCGCCGCTGAGATTGCACTGAGGAAAACATGAAAGCCATCTACACCGCCTTCGTTGCGGCTCAGGCCAGCTTTGCGCCCGCGCTCAAGACCAACACCAACCCGCATTTCAAGTCGCGCTACGTCGGCCTAGACGGCTGCATTGAGGCCGTGCTTGATGCACTCAACAACAACGGCATTGGCCTGCTGCAGCCTACGCATGAGTGCGCAGACGGCGTGACGGTTGAGACGCTGTTCGTCCACACCAGCGGCGAGTCCATGAGCGGCGGCAAGCTGCATGTGCCGGCCAGTAAAAACGACGCCCAAGGCTATGGCTCGGCGCTTACTTACGCACGCAGATATTCGCTCATGGCGGCTTGTGGGATTGCGCCCGAAGACGACGACGCCAACGCTGCGTGCCGGCCTGCTGCAAAGCCTGTTGCCAAGCCCAACAAACACATCAGCGAGTTGAAGTTGATCAGCTCGCGCGCTGAGCTCATTGAGCTTTACAAGTCGCTGCCCGAGCACATCCAAGCCGAGCTCAAGCAGGAATTCAGCCTGCGCAGCGCCGAACTGGAGGCCACAGCATGAACAACATCTTCCTCGACATTGAAACCATCCCCTGCCAGCGAGCCGACATCAAAGCCGACATGCTCGCCGCGGTCAAGGCGCCGGCCACCTACAAAAAGGCCGAGTCCATCGACGCCTGGCTGGCCGAGAACCGCGAGGCCGAGGCTGAAGCCGCCTTGCTCAAGACGTCATTCGACGGCGGACTAGGCCAGATCGTTTGCCTCAGTTGGGCCATGGACGAAGGCGACACCCGCTGCCTCATCGTGTCGGATCTGAGCCCTGAGTCAGAACGCGCGCTGCTTGAGGTTTGGATTCAAGACATGGACGAGCTGCGCAAGAAGCGCAACTACAACGCGCCGCGATTCATCGGCCACAACGTCGCGGGCTTTGACTTGCCATTTGTCTGGAAGCGCTGCGTGGTGTTGGGCCTGCGCCCGCCAGCCTGGCTGCCACACCACCCGAAACCGTGGGGCGGTGAGGTGTTCGACACCATGACCGAGTGGGCCGGGCTCAAGGACCGGATCAGTCTCGACAGGCTGTGCAAGGTGCTTGGGCTGCACGGCAAAGACGACATCACGGGCGCTGACGTGTGGCCCTACGTCCAGGCCGGCCGACTGGACGAGGTGGCCGAGTACTGCCGCCAAGACGTGCGCCGGGTGCGCGAGATCTACCAGCGCATGACCTTCTCAAACGAATCTACCAACCTGAAAGAAGCAGCATGACTCAGTACGACAACACCAACCGCGGCATCTTGGGCCGAAACGACCGCAAGGAACCCGGCAGCAGCATGCCCGACTTCACCGGCAACTTGAACGTGGGCGGCGTCGAGTATTGGCTTGATGCTTGGACGACTCATCGCAAAGACGGCTCTGGCTCGTTTTTCAGCGTCAAGGTGAAGCCAAAGGACGCACCTAAAACAGCACCAGCACGCCAGCAGGCCAGCGGCCCTAACGACGCCGACGACTTTCCGTTCTGAGCATGAGCACCGAAACCATTCAAGAGGCGATTCACTGGCATGAAGGCCTGCCGCCCAACGACAACATGGTTGTGGTGGCGCGCAGCCGGGGCGACTGGGCGGCAGCTTGGTATGACTTTAGCGCCGGCCGCTGGCGTGACGTGAAATACCAAATCCTCGGCGACGTTACGCACTGGGCTGAGATTAGGGGGCCGCAATGAACTCAGAAACCATCCGCTGGATCATGGCCGACAGCGTCAAGCCCGACGACGCCGAGACGGTTCTCGTGGCCCTTACCGAGCCCGACAGCGATCCAGTTTGCGCAGCTTGGTACGACACCGCCAACACTGAGTGGCGCTGCGCCATCAGCAACGTGCTGCTGGGCCAGGCTGTCAGTTACTGGGCACCGATGCCACGGGGGCCGATGTGATTGTCTGGCACCAGGCCCACCGCGCGGCCCAACTGGTGGCAGCCGTCAAGCCTGGCGCTCGTGAGGACACCATTTGCATGGTGCTGCGCGACATGGGCTATCGACTGACGCAGCCGGTGCCGGCCGAGGCGCTGTATGACTTGACGAAGCTGGCCGTGTGGGTGCGGCTGCATGCGAGGGCACTGAAACAGGAGGAGCAGACGTGATCAAGACATGGAACGAACGGTGCCAAGAACATCCGGATCACCAGACGGGCATGGTGAGCAACACCATGATTCAAGCAAGGATGGAGGAGGAGATTGACGAACTCCGAGCCGCCCTCGCGCAGCCTGAGCGCAAGCCGCTGACAAAGCGGCAGATTCTTGAAGAGTTGGGCTTGGGCTCAATTGATGTGGAATTTGTTCGCATGGTTGAGCGCGCCCATGGAATCGGGGATTTATCAAATTTATTTGAGGCGGATAAAGCAGACAGCGAAGGGGGTGAGGTGTGATTGAAACGATGAACGTCACAGAGATCGCCGCGTTGGTGCGGATGAAGCGCACGACGGTTGCTGAGCAGCTCATCAAGCGCCCCGATTTTCCTAAACCTTGGTTCGGCCGCTGCGCGAAGCATCGGCTGTGGAGAACGGAAGACGTGCTGGCCTGGGTGACTCAAGGTCAGAGCCGCGACGCGATGTCCTCTGACGATGTCCGGTAGTAGTGGTTCAAGAGCACCCGCAGATCCTTGTGGCCGCTGATGCGTGCCAGCTCGAAGGCGTCGACCTTCTTGCTCATGCGCGTCAGGGCGTGCGCCCGGGCGTCGTGGAAGTGGGTGTCCTTGATCTGCAGCGAATCTCGAGCCTTGCGGAAGACCGCATCGAGCGTGGCGCTGCCGATCGTGAAGCCAGGGAAGCGGCGCAGCAGCGCCTGGGTGCGCCGTGAGATGGGAATCTTGCGGGGCTTGCCGGTGCGGTACTCCATCTTGTGGTGCACCGTCGCCACCGAGCCCGACACCGTGGCCGGCCCGAGTTGCAGCACCTCGCCAGCGCGCATGCCGGTGCGCAGACTGAGCAGATAGGCAAAGGCCACCTCGGCCTGCTTGGATGTTGGCAGCCGGCCCGTGAAGTGCCCCAGCCAGCGCAAGATGCGGCGGATTTCAGACGAGGTGGGCAGCTGGTCTCTGGGCGGGTTGTCGCCTGGCGACTGCATGCCGGCAAACGGCGAGTCGCCCATCCACCGCCACTCATCACGAGCTTTGGTGAACACATGGCTGATCAGGTTCAGCTCACGCTGCACGGTGCCCTTGCTTACCGTCTTGAGTCTGGCATCGCGCCAGGCCACCATGTCTTGCGTCGTGAGCTTGTGGATCACTTTCCCGCACAGTGCGGGAAAATCCCGCACCAGCGCTTCGATGCGCAATTGCTCCCAGCGTTGGCCTGCCTTGGTGCTGCTCACATCGCTGGCGTATTTGGCAAGTGCCTCAGCAAACGTGCGTTTTGGAAACACACCGCGTTTGGCTGCCAACAGTGCAGCTTCTTCTCGAATGCCCCAGCTCGTCGCGTCTGCTTTGGTGGCAAAGACGGCCGACATGCGAACGCCGTTGCGCTCAATTTCGACTCTGTACTTGTCTTTGAGCTTCCTGACGTACACGGTGCGGGATTCTGTGCGAGCCCTGTGCGGGCGGAAGCATCAGGATACGCCGTTTAGAGTCCGGTTTTATCCGGTTTTCTCCGTACTGTTTACCGAGCTACAGCCTATGAAAACGGGCCAGAACCAGAATCGTCGTGGTGCCTCGGGTCGGAATCCGTAGCACCTATGAAAAGAGCGACAAATGCGGGATTGGTGCGGGCCAGCGTTTCCCGAGGAGCCATTGTGCGGGAAAAACTAGCCGGCTACCCGTTACGGCTGGCCGGCTTGCCGTATCAAGCCGCAGCCATAGCGTGCTCAGGCACGCAGATCAAATATTGACCGAGCTGGTGACACTCGTACAGCTCCCCCGGCTCCTCCAGCACCGCCGCTGCACACCCGGCTAGCAGTAGCGGGATGAGCCATTTCATTTGATGGCAGGCGCTTGCGACAGCAACTCAGTTTTCTGTGCCGAGCCGCTGCTGCTGCCGTAGTGGTAGGCCAAAACCATCAGGCACACCGAATCCAACAGCCCAAGCACGCGGCCAACGATCAACGGCGGCAGGTGATCCGGCAGGCCGTTGAACAGCACCCACACCTCGCTGCCTAGGCACAGCGCCAGCAGCGTGATGGACAGCGCAAACACGCCCCGCGCCGTGCCGCCGGCCACGTTGTTTTTGCGCGCTGAGTCCCTATCGTTGGCGTCGGTGGCTGCGAGCGCCACGTTGGCCTCAATTACCTTTTCGGCGTGCGCGTACACCATTGCCTGCAGCTTGACGGCGTTGTCAGACTCGTACTGCGCCAACTTAAGTGCTAGGGCTGGATCAGCCACGGCAGCGGCCACAGCGGCGGGTGTGGGCTCGCTGCCCAACGCGCTTGCCACGAGGCCGCCAACAGCGGCGCCAGCCGGGCCAGCCAGCAACGTGCCAACGAGAGGCGCGGCTTTGCCGACGGCGGCTGCAATGTCAGACCAATTCACTGCCATGGCCACACCCCCCCTTTGTCGATGACGAGCGCTTGCCTGCGCTGTCGGTTGCTAAAGCTGATGTGAACCCAGCGGCCAAACTCAAGGATCACCTGGTCAAACATGAGCTGCGATGACACGATCCGGGCGACGATCTGCTCAGGCGTGCCGAACTGCGGCGCGGTGAAGTCGGCCGCCTCGCCCTTGCAATGCTGGCTGTTGGCTTGGCCTTTGACGGCAGCATTCAGCGCTAGCGAGCGGTAGCCAGACGAAATGTGCAGCGGAGCACCCAGCAGCACCCTGACAGCCTCGAGGCCGGTGCAGGTGTGTTTAAGCGTCTCAAGCACGTCGGCCGGTGGGGTGTTGTCGATGCCAAGCCGGGTGGCGGTGTCGGACGCGGTCAGCTCGTCCAGGCTGAAGTTAGGCGAGAGCATCATTTGTCGGCCTTGTTGTCAATGCGATCAAACAGCCGCGTCAGCATGTCTTTGATCTCTTTGATGTCGTCGCGGTAGTCGTCGCGCGCAACGTAGGTCTTCGGCAGCTCTTCGCGCAACTTGGCGAGGTCGGCTTTGAGTTCCTTGACCGCAGCCCACAGCTCGCGGGCAAACCATCCGGTGGCTGATGACACAACCGCAAGCGCAGCGTTGATGAGGTTCTGAGAATCCATTCGTTACCTCAATTTAAAAAAAATGGCTGCGCCGATCACCCAGGCGATAGGCAGCGCAAGGTTCCAAAAAGCGTTGTGGAAATTCCAGACGCTGGGATCAAATGCGTTCCACCAATGTAGGTTTTCGCGTTTTCCATTGCCAAACTGATATATCCATCGGTATTCAGCCTGGGCCTGCTCGCGCCCGATCCACAGCGCGGCGCAGACTGCTGCACCGGCCCACCAGTTGCCGGTGAGCGAGCCAATCACTGCTTGGAGGCAGATGGAGATCAGGAGGTGCTCTAGGTTGTTCATATTGATCACCAGCACGGGATGTAAAACAAGCTGCCCGAGTTATCTTTAATCGCAAACCACTTTTGCACGGTGGTTCTAGAACCTGTCGGGCCAACTGAGCCCAAACTTGTAGCCACCGCACCGTTTGCTGCGTACATGGCCGCGCTACCAAACTGAATGGTTCCGGTGCCTTTGCTCAGCAACGTCAGATCAATGTTGGTGTCAGATCCAACTGCCTGCATGGCGGGACTGACACCAGCAGCGTGACCAAATGCCTTGAGAAAATTTACGGTTGCCGCGTCGGATGCCGTCGCAGCAAAGCCAGTGCCCTGCGAATTTCCCAACTTGGCCGCATTTGCTGTCCCCGCACCCAACAACTGCAAATCGCCCGTAGGGTTCTGAATTGGGGAGTTAATAATGTTGGCTTTGCCAGAACTTTGCACATTGCCAAAAATAACAGCATCCCCGCTGGCGGCATTGTCAATGTATTCGCCAGTGACGTTTAACAACAGATTATTATTGGTGACGCAGTAGCCGGTTGCCCCAGCAATAATTTCCACACCGTAGGACTGCAATGAAAGCGCGTAGCCTACCCACTGACCAATCAAATTGTTCGATACAGAAGCACCAATTGTTGTAGCTCCCAACGTCAAACCGGCGTAAGAAGCAGAACCAGCTTTGCTGTTGTCAGCAATTTGGCAAGATGAAATCTTTACGTATCGCCCGTTGCTGTAAATCCCGCGCTTGTAGTTTCCGCTGATCTGAGCGCCCTTGATCGTCACATATCGGGCAGAGGTGTTGATGTAAATGCCGTCACCGGCAATGCTGCCCGCTGCATATGCGTCGGTAAAATGATGCGTCTGCGTTTGGCCTGTTCCCCCGTCGATGTAGATGCCAGAGTCATACGGGAAGTCTGCTTGGAAATCGTAGGCAGATAGAAATGTTGGGCCAAGCGCAAAGTTTGGCGTGTTGACTATTGAAATCCCGCGATAACCTTTGACTACCGCAACGTGCCGCATATCAATCGTTGCTGCGTCGCCGTCAATAATTATCCCCGTTGGCGATGAAGAAATGTTTGTAGCAAAACCAATCTGGACATTGTTAATGTCCAAGACATTGGCCGCTTGAGTGCCATTTCCATAATTCTTGATTGAGTACGCGCCAACTTGGTTGTTGAAGTACACGTTGGAAAGCGTGGCGACGTTCTGGTCTTGTATATAAACACCGTTGTACCCGCCAAGCAAAATGCAATCCCTGATGGTCCAGCGAGATTGCCCAATGTTGGAGATCAGGTTTCCGCCAGTCATGCCAGACCCATTGATCGTGACCCCCGACATACCGCCACCCGTGGCACTCCCCGTCCATGAAAAAAGATTGCTTGTTCCGCTTGCGCAATTAAGCGTTACTGCGCCCTGCCCCGCGCCTATAAAGGCAACGCCTGTACTAAACGACAACGAGCCCGACGTCAGCTTGTAAGTGCCCGCTGGGATGAACACGGACAGGGAAGCCGTAGCTGCGGCAAGAAACGCTGACGTGCTATCCGTCACGCCTGTTGCGTCAGCCCCAAAGTCCTTTACGCTCACCGACTCGCGCAGCTTGGACTGCACGGTGGTGGCAACAGCGCCTGTGCCGGCTGGGGTGTAGTTAACCGTGTCTGCACCCGCATACACCACCAAATTGTCTTGCGTCCAAATGGATGCGCCCGTGGAATCTTGCAACGCCACTTTGTAAGCAGCCGCACTGAAGAAAATTGATGCCTCCCCGCGGCTATCCAGAATGACCGGGTTTGCATTGGGAATGGCCCCCGCAGCGTCTGAATATGTTGCCAAAGGTGTCGTGCTGCCGGCCTGATATGTCCAGACCTTCCCGCCGACTAACGGTGCGCCAGCAGTGCTGAAATACTGCTGTTTGCCTTGGGGCATCAAATACGCGGCCATGCTTTGTCCTTAAACGCAAAAAGCGCCACTAGGGCGCTTAAAAAATGAAAAAAGCACCACAATGGGTGCCTTGGAGGGTGGATATAAAACTACTGCTGTGGCTGATCTACTGCCTGGTTGCAGTTTTTGTGACCATTCTGTGCATTGATACAGGCAATCTGTGGTTCACATTGGCCGTGGTGCTGTGTTTTATTTTTGGGCCGAAAGTGTTCAAGTGGCTCTAATCACGCGTGTCGATGCCTGATCCTTTGTTGATGGCGCTGGCTTCGTAGTTTTTGCCCTTGCGTGCCGCATAGGCGGCTTTGAGCGCAGAGACAACCGGGATAGATGTTCCATGCGTAGCGCCGGCCAATGCTGCTTCTGCTGCGCCGCCAACGTATTTGCCACCAATTTGCGCAATGCCGCCTGACAAAGTGTTTGAATGATTGAACACGCCAGATCGAGGCATGCCGATCTTGTTGGTGAGCTCGTTAATTTCGCTCAATGCCTGAGCGCCCTGCCCGCCAAAAACGGTGTTGGCTTTTTCTCGGTTTTGGTACAGGTAATCGTTGAGCGCCTTTGGACGCAAATCCGGGTTTTCAGATGTCAGCCCAGCTTTTTTCTTAAGTGCTTCGATCTCACCGGCCGCCATGGCTTGTTGAGCTTGTGATCCCTGTCCCAACTCCCTAACCATTCGCTGCACGTCTGCAGCCGAGCCGTTGCTCACGTACTTGCGATGGAACGTGTCGGCCGTAGCACTTCCGATGCCCTGCATAGCGTCATCGGCACTGACTGCGCCGCCGACAGCTTCCTTGTAGCCCGGCACATTTTTCAGCGTCTCAAAACGCTCCCGAGCGAGCGCCGTGGCGTTGTCAACAAGCGGCTTTAATTCAGCAGCACCGCCCACCAACGGAAGTTTTTGCAGCTCGTCTTTGACGATGTAGGCCGCGGCTCGCTCGCTGCCTTTGCCTTCGCGGATCTTGGTCGACAGATTTTTGTTGAGCGACATGAACTTCTCGAACGTCATGTTGCCGCCGTTTTTCTCAATGTCCGCCAGCTCGGACGCTATTCCACTTGGCAAGTCATATGTCGCAGAATTTTTTGCCAGAGCCTCTCGAGCACTGGTGACAAACTTTTGACCATCCACCGGAAAATCAGCCGTAGGCGGCAACCCTTGTTGCGCGCGAAGCTGTTCGTATTTGCTTTGAATGGCGCCATAGGCTTCGTTGATGTTTTTGTTGCGAATCTGATCGTTCTTTACAAAACCGTCAATTTCAGCCTGGCCAATAGCGTTCGGGCCGTGATCGTACAAATCAGGCGCCAACGTATTGCGCACGTTGTCAAGCGCATTGGCCACTTGCTTAGGTTGCTCTTGGAGCACGTTGCCAATGCCTGCAAACGCCCCGCGGTTGTTGTACTGGTCGGCATACAAAGCCGTGTCGCCAGTGCGCTGTCCGCTGATCAAATCAATGCCGTGTTTGCTTTCAAGCGAAGCCGTGCGCGCCGCTTCTGCGTCGAAGTATTGACCTGGCGTCTTGTTGATTTTGGCGGCAACTTCTGGTGTTGCGTCGGCAGCCAACGCAGCTTGAGTGCTCGCTTGATCAGCAGCAGCAGCACCGGCCGACTGCAGGCCGCTTTGATTGGCCGCTTGTCGAGCTGCAAACTGAGCCGCAAGCGCGGTGCGTGCATCAGCTATGGGTGCAGCAGCAGGCGCTGCGCTCGCCAATGGTTTGATGCCGGCGCCCTGTGCATTTGCGCTTAACTGTTCTGCTGCGGCCTGCTTGGCAGCAACTGCTTGTGCAATCGTTTGCGGAGCACTCAACGCCGCCTCAGACGGTGCAGCCTCGGCAACTGATCTCAGCGGCACACTGCCTTTTCCGCGCAAGCCCAACGCCATCAGCGCGCCGGTGCCAACAGTTTTGACTGCGGTGCCGAGCGCTGGGCCTGCGTAATCTGCCGTGATGTCGCCTGCGGCGTTAATTGCTCGGCCCGGCAAATTCAGCGGGTTGTAGTTGGATGCAAACGCGTCAACCGCCTTCGCGCCCATGCTGCCGGCTTCTGGCTGATAGGTGTATCGCTGCTGCACTTGATCAACTGCAGCAGCGCCCTTGTCGGCAGCGGCGCGCAAATTGTCAGCCAACGATAGTTTGGGGTCGTAGTTGGCAAGCGCCTTGCCAGCTTGAACCAGCCCCGCGTAGCCTCCAGCGACTTGCGCCCCAAGGCCGGTGACTTGATTGGCCACAACGTCGCGCACGGCCGCGCCGTAGGGGTTGCCGGGTTGCTCTGGCTGTGGCGCAGGGCTTGCCGGCATCTTGCCCAAGATCATGGCGCCCAGATCGTCATTGGGCTGCGCAGCAGGGGCGTCTTGAGTTGGCTGCGCCCTGTTGGCTGATGGCGCGCCGTTAACTGCAGCACGCCCGTTTTCATGCTGGATGATCGCCGCCATGATGTTCTGGCGAACGTATGGGTTGTTCGTCAAATCAATTGTCGCCTTGGGGTCAAGGCCGGTGACTTGCGCGGCGTGGGCAATGTAGGCCTGGGTGTCGTTTTCGGATGGCGGCGCCCATTTGCTGATGACGCCTTCCAGCGTGTTCACTCCCTGCTTGCCGTAGGACTTTAGATTGCTGTCCAGAGCGTTCATGCCCTCTTCTGGGCTTGCGTATTGCGCCAGCTTGCCGCCCGGCATCAGCGCGCCTGGGTTGTTGTTGCGCATGGGCGCAGGCATTTTTGATGTGCTGGGCTGTTGGCCACCCAAAATCATTGCGCCGAGATCGTCCATTACTGGCCTGCCTCAGCCGGCAGCACGCCAGATTGCGACAGACTTTTGATGTTGTTGTACTTGGTGAAAAACGTCTGCCTGACTTTGGCGTCGCTTCCCAACAGTTCATTGATGGCACGTTGCTGGTCAGGTTTTGACATTCCAGATTGACCAATCGCAATGGCTTGGAACACTTTGGAATCTGCGTTCTTGGACCAGTCTTGAACGTATTTCGCATAGTTTGCGTCGCCGTAACGCTGGCTAAACGCCTGCAAGCCGGGAGCTTGCATCTGCAATTCAATTTGCTTGGCTTGCGTGCGCTTCATGATGTTCAGAAGCACATCTGGGTTGTACGTTGCCGAACCGCTTGCCATGTCTTGCAGTCGCTTGCCTGCGTCTGTTTGCATGGAGCCGCCCTGAGCTTGCAGCTGCGACAGCTGCACGTTGGCCAAATCTTTGGACAACTGCTGATAGTCGGATGAGCCCACCAAATTTTTTAATGTGCGCAGCATTGTCCCGGTAGCGCCCGATGTGTACCAGGCGCCAGGATCCAATTTGGTGATTGCGGAAAAACTTTCGTTTAAGTTGTTGTTCAGTTCGGCGGTGTTGTTCAAATGGTTGACTAGCCCAGTGCGCAGCACCTGGCCGGCCTGCAAATCCACAGCCTCGCTTGGGTCTGGCATGTAAGGTTGGCCTGCGGTGCGCGGCTTGTGCGGCAACTGCGATGGTTGGCTGATGTCCATGGACGACGCCGTCACAGCCGGTGGCTTGCTGACATCAAGGCCCGGCGTGCGCACTACGCCCGTGACGTTGCCAGAGGCGTCTTTGACGGTAACCGTGCCGTCGGCATTGGCTGTTTGTTGTTGTCCCAATGGCACGAATTGGGTTTGGGTTGTGCCGGGCACTGGAGCGCCCATTTGCAGCGGTTGGCCGTTTGCGCCAACAGCCATTGGGTTGGTGTTAATTTGTGCCGATTGAATCCCGTTGCTCACACCCGGCCCGTTTGGCGTCAATGCGGCTCGCTGGCTGTCGGGCGACATGACCGACAGGCGCATTTGATTGGTCGCACTCGCCCAAGCGTTTGCGTTTGGGCTCGATGGATCAGAAGCGGCTTGCACGGCTGGCCCAAGCAAGTGCTCTCGAGCAAACGCCCCCGCTTGGGACAAATTTGGATTTGCTTGGATAAACGCATCAAAAGTTGCAAGCCCTTTGTCGGGCGGCAATGACCCTAGTGAGCCTACGAATTGCCCTAGCTGGTCGCGCTGACTTGCGCTCAATGAGTTGATCTGTTGTTTGGCCTGCAGCGACTGGTTTTGCGCGGTGTAAAGGCCGGCCAAGATGCTGCCGCCTTGCGTGGGGGCTGCGGCCATGATCTTTGGCGCTGCCTTGTTGAAATCAATCGTACCGTCGTCACCGAGCACGGACGTCGGATCTGAAAACAAGCTGCGCACGTTGTTGCGCTCTTGCAAGACTTGCTGGTTGGATTGGTTGGCAATTTGGCCAGCTTGGTATTGATTGGATGCGTTGGCCACATTCATGATTTGGCCGAGCGACGACATGGTGTCGGGCGTTTTGACGCCGAGTGCTACTGGGTCCATTTGTTTGCTCCGTTAGCCTTGCATTGCGGGTGCAGGCATAGATGGATAAGACGCAGCACTGCCTCCAAACAACTTTCCGCCCGTCAAGTTGTTGGCCAAATACATGTTGCCAATATTGTTCAGCCCGCCGGTGAAGGCGTTTGCTGATCCCACAATCCCTGCGGCTTGGGCTGCGCCGGCAGCATTCATTGAGTTGGCAATGCCACCGGAATATGCAGCGCCTGCTGAGCCTGTGTTGGCGTTGGCTGTTTGCCCCAGTCCAGCAATGTTGGAAAGCCGGTTAAAGATGTTGGTTTGGTTCGACGTGTAGTTGTTGTATGCCTGCTGATAGGCTGATGCTGCTGCGTTTTGGTTGTAATCGACCAACCCTTTGAGCGCATTTCCACCAACCAATCCGCCATTTACCGATGCTGCGTTATTGAATGCTGCATTGCCCTGCTGCTTTTGAAATTCATAATTCGGCGCAAGATTGGCATTAAGATCGCTTGCATTAAATTCATGCGTGAACTGCGGCTGCATGGCCGTAATCGTATCCAGCGCATGGTATCCAGACTGACGGTATGGAGCTTGGTCGGCACGCGTCTGGTCGTACATGGCTTTTTGCAAAGCCGTACTGTTATTTGCCGCATTGGCTTGAGTCTGTGCCGCGCCTTTTGAGGCATTGCTGGAGATTACGCCACCAACGACGGCGCTGCCTGCTATTGCTGCTGCAATGCACATATTCTTTTCTCCATAATTACATCATCTGGTGCGTACCCAAGAGCCTTGAGTACGTCAAACAATCCGCCACTAGGCGACACAGGCCATCCAACAACTACGACCCCGCGTTGTTCAAAGTGCTTTTCCATTAAGGCAATAAAACTGCGCATCCTCATGCGAACAATTGGGCGCAAATAAAAGGTGTCCACATTTGCGCAACTTACGGGGGCGTGATGCAAACTTTGGTAAAAAATTGCAAAAGCATAGCCTTGAAGCACGTTTTCGTCGTCTCGCAATACAAACGCCAGCAGCAAATCATTTTCCGCAAGATATAAGTACCTGGATTCAAAAGGTTGAATTTTGAAACCCCGCTCACCATGAAATGAACAAGTGTCTTTTTTTAACTCGCTGCATTCATCCCAAGATTCTTGGCCAAGGGGAAGTATTTCAGCAAACAACTCAGGCGTTAATTTTTCAACTGCTATTTGCATTTGCTTTTTCGACTTGGCTTATTTTTTGTTTTGTGGCTTGGCGGTTTTGGCGCTGGCGCGAAACGCAGCTGCAGTGGGCGCACCAGCAGCACCCGGCTTGCGCATGTGTTCTTTGCTGCCTTCTTTGATCCGCTCGCGTTTTGCGGCGATGTTTGCGTACAGACCTGGTTGCTTGCTCATGGGCATTTCCACCTTTTTAGGCTTGCCTTGGCCCGCTCGGCTGGGCCTTTGGCGTGTTCAACAACGCCCTCCATTCGGGCACAAAACGAATTTTTGCGGGCGCCGCCGCCAGGCTGCGGGGGTTTTAGGTGCGAGCCAGTCGCGCGGTTGTAAGCCTCGCGGCCCTTTTCAGTAAGGCCGGCGCCGCGGGAAACTGGCAACTTTTGGCCCTTGCCTACTGATAGCGAAGGAGGTTTCTTGCTCATCAGGCAATTCCTATTTCGCCTTCTGCTTGAAACGTGAGCGCAGTAGCGGTGTTTGCAAAGCCAGTGAGAAAGTCGCCTGAGTCAAGGCGCAGCTGGCCGTACCAATCAAGGTAGCTGTTGGCTGCAATGCTGTTGCCAAGCCCCATGAATTCCGTGCCTGCTGCAGAGCCTCCAGTAGCGCCCACAAACATTGAAAACGTGACGGCACCCGCCGTTTTGTTGACAAGTCGAATATGGCGAACGATGGCGTATGGCTGGGTTTGCGTGTAGCCAACTGGACCGGCCAACGAGGTGATTGCGGTGTTGATGATGTTGGTCGGCGTGGTTAAGATCATTGCCACGGGGCCAAAACGAACTATCTTGTTTGCTGCCATGTGTTTTCTCCTTACCAGTTAATAGATTCAACTTCTGCCACCGTTGTGGCTGCGTCAACCTGAGCCACTAGGCCAGACTCTTTTGAATACAGCGGCAGTACTTGCGAGGCAATTTCCAACGCAATTTGCGCGAGTTGTGATGATGTGTACGAAGTCCAGTTTCCATTCACATCTTTGTAGCCGCACCTATCTTGTGGCGACAACTGAGCGATCTGGATGGCAATTGACAACTTGTTGTTGTCCGCCTCTGTGCTTGCGAAAGTGCCCAGACTGGTGGTCTTGTCGGAGTATTGCTCGACGCTGCGAGCAGCGGCAATCTCGGCACGTTTTTTAGCCTTGGCCTTGTCCAGATCGGTCTGTGTAACGTCAGGCGTTACGGTGCCGCCGAACAACTTGCAGTTGGTATCAGCGACCAGCAGCGTTTCTGCCGTGGCGACTAGGCCCGTGGTGATGGGCGTATGCAGTTGCTGTGAAAAATTGTCTACGGGCTTTTCGGTTGATCGGTCTTGGCTAATCCAAGACGCAACCGATGCATACACGTTATCTTGTGCATCAATTCCAATGCCAACAACCTTGTGATAACAATAAACAACGCCGTTTTTGTTTGTAAGTGTTTTTGTAATCATGCGAGTAGACCGTATGCTTTGAGTGCAGTAACAATTTGACCTATGGTGTACCCACCATATTTATCGTCAGTATGAAATATTCCAACCGTTGTTCCGGGCGTTAATCCCGCAGACGTAATAGATGTGGTTTGTTGTTTTACTAGATCGCTGCCATCACCGACAGCAAAAAACCGAATTACAGTATCTGAACCGGCGGGAGAATTATCTCCACCTTGGAAACAATACGTTGTTCCTGTTTGCGGTTGAACTCCAAAAAGCCCATTGCGGGCCACTCCAGCACCGGGGAGAAATATGAAGTCTCCACCAGTGCCACCCGAATTATAAGCAAGGCCACCTTGAATAATGACAGAACCCGCAAAACCACCAATACCAGAGGCTCCACCTGCTTGAAAAGAAAAATTTCCGCCGTTTGTTACGCCATCTCCCGCAGAAAAATTAACCTCTCCCCCTAGTCCATTACCAAGAACATTTGAACCACTTGCAAAAAATAATCCGCCTCCACTTGCTGTTCCACTACCTGCTCCGGCAATTATAGAAATTCCACCGCCATTTGTATTTGCTTTTGTAGCATTTCCGCCAAGAATAGATAGTGTTCCCGGCGTTTCTAAAACAGTCGGCACTTTAGCCTGAATTCTCATAAACAATTCGGAGCCAATAATGCTTCCAAAACTTACGGTGTTGGTTCCGCTGGTGTAGAAGAAATTGGCGTTTGCCCCAAACGCCCCAGCGTTGTTGTACTGAATCTGGGTGGTTGCGCCAGCAGCTTGAGGTGTTGGGATTCCTATAAAAAAAGCCTCAGCATCTGAGCCATCTTCTCCTGCTGGGCCTATTTGCCCACGCGCCCCCGTAGCACCAGCCTGACCCGCTGATCCTGCCAATCCAGGTGGGCCAGCATCACCGTCAGCACCGTCCTCACCCATCATCCCCATAGGCCCAACTGCGCCTGTAGCACCCGATGTGCCAGGCTGCCCTTGTGGGCCGGGAAACCCTTGCTGCCCATCTTCGCCATCGTTGCCGTCAAAGCCGGGCGGGCCAATGGGGCCGGCAGGCCCAGCTGAACCGCCTCCTACTGGCGTGGCCCATGTGCCGTCAGCGCGCAAAAAGTTGGCTGTGCCGCCGCCAGATGCCGGCACGCCGCCGTAACTACTCGGAGAAAACGTGTTTAACGACAGCGCAATCGTGCCCGCACCGTTAGTTACCGTTATTCCTGAGGCGCTAAGCGTGTTCAGCGAATAACCAGTACCGTTTCCGATGAGCAGCTGCCCGCTGATAGGCGTCGACGACAGACCAGTGCCGCCGTTTGCAACCGTTGATGGCGATTGCGTGCTAATCGTCAGGACTTGCGGGTTTTGCAGCCACAAAAGCCACGGGCGCGAAATATCCCCGTCGGGCGTCAAAAACTTGCTGTGGAACGGAAACAGGATGTCGCTCATGATTTGGCCAGCGACACATTAAGCTCAGCAGAAATCATCACTGCCTTAACCGGGTCGGTGATTGATACCTCAAACACTCGGTCTCGAGCAAAACCCATTTTTCGCTTGATTGCTCGGTTTTTATATTCGCCTTGAGCGCCAATCGAAATCATGTAACTGCTTGACCATGTTGAGCCGCCATCATCAGACCAACGCAGCATCATCTGAGGCGTCTGTCCTTGGCCCGTGGAAAGCCCAACGCCAGGCTGAAACTGGATTTGCAAAAAGTCGTAGAAGATGCGTTTCAAGTCTTGCGTGACGTGCGGCGTGCGGCGCAACCTAAGGATTGGCTGGCCGTTGTCGGTGTAGGTGTTCAAATCCAACGAGTAAATGATCCCGTTGGCGTAATCGCCGACCAGGTTGAGCCCTTGAAATACTGCCGCGCAGTTGGCTCGATGCCGGTGCAGCACGTTGGAGTTGTCACGCCATGCGCGTTGGTGCCACATTTCCGTGGCCAGGTCATACACCCACGTTTTGTCTTGCGTGGGCAGCGTCAGCACCAAAAATTCGTGGCCTTCTTGCTGGTATGTAAAGGCTATCGCGTCGCTGATGACGCCGCTGCCGATGTCGACTTCAATGGCATGCGTGCTGATTCGTTTGGGCCTGTAACCATCAAGTTGAATCATGATGGCTTGGCCGCGGACGTCTTGCGACAGCCAAGCAATGGACTCACCCAGTCGGCAAATCGTGTTTTTGGCCACGCACCCGTGCTGCAAACTGGTCCCTGGAATGCGGCTAAACGGGAAAGGAAACGCGCCGACGTTGACCCAGACCTCGGTTGTACGCTCACCGATTACAAAAACTTCTCTGTGATCGGCGATCAACGTAACGATGTTGTCGGAGCTTGAATCCTTGCTGCTAAAACTAAGCGCCGGCGTGACGGTCGACAGCGCCGACGTTGCGGCCCACTGGTTCGAGCCGGGTGAGTTGTAGACGATAAAATCGTCGATGTAGTCGCATTTGTCGGCGCCTGTAAAAGCACCGTCTGATGCTGCAATGGTGGCAAACGCGCCTGTAGATAACGTGTATGTGTAGCGATTGGCGCCGTCGACCAAATAGGCTGCGATGCGGTTGTCGCAAATTGAGACCTGGCCTGCGCTTGTGTTTAGCAAGCCAATGGTCGACGTTGTGAAACTGGAGCTCACGAGGTACAGCGTCTGCCCCACCACCACCAGCATGGATGCGCCACCAGGCAGCACATACATGGCCCGCACTTCGGCGGCTGGCAGACTGGTGATCTTGGCAATCAGCCCCGGCGCTGGATACAGCGCCACGACGCCGCGAGCGCCTTCTGGTTTGACAGGGTCGATTTCTGGATACCAATTGATGCACTGTTGGGCATCTTGATAGATCGACGGCGCTTGATAGGCAGCCCCGATAAATCCATCGAAAATCGCCATCAGTAAAACCCACCCGACATGATCCAGCCCGCATCTTTCAGCCGGTTGGTGCCGCCCATGCTGGTGTCAAACTGAACCGTCTGCAGCGGCTGCATGTTGGTGCTCTTGAGCGTGCCCAGCGATTTGGCTGCGTTTTTGGTCACCATGGCATTGATGGCCGGATCTGTGATTCCATAGCCGGGCATCAAAAGCTCTGCCAGGTTCCATACCAATGCCATTTCGTAGCCCTGAGGCAGCAAAATGTTGGTGTTGATGGCTGCAAATTGAGTGAACAACAAATCGCAGAACAGGTGAATTTCACCTGTTGACGGCAGCGGCCAAAACTTGATAAGCCCGTTTGGTGTACCCGAGTTGTAGTAGAGCGCCCGCGGCCATGCTCCAGGCAGTTGCTTAAGCCCAATCAGCTCGTATTGCTCGATGTTCATCACCCGAACCGGGTAATCAAGGCCAGAAACTCGAACAAACGCGCTGTTGATGGTTAGCGGTCGTTGAGTCGAAACAATTGCACCAGTCGGCCCAATCGTCCAATCTGTTTGCCCACCAATTGACGCCACGATCTCATTGGTGCTGACTATCGTGAACGCGTCGTTGCTCCAGCTGTCGAGCAGCATGTTGAGCATGTTGAACGCGTCGTTGGCCAGCGTTGCATCGAGCGTCTCACCCGGTGCAAGCGCCCCAATGCTTGACAGCGCCCGGTTGATGATGTCGATGGGTTGCGTCATGACTTAGGACTGCGCAGCCACTGGCGTGATGTACACCAGCGATGGGCCGGCTGCCGAACCGATGGCCGTCACGCTAAATCCAGTTCCAGGCGACGAGCTTGGAACCGCATAGATGACAGGCAGGATCATGTTTGCGGGCAGCATGATCACGGTTTGAGCAGTGGCTGGCACGGGCAACACAGACGCTGGAGCCGTTGCTACCGACGACACAGTAACGGCCACCACGGTTGCGCCGGTGTTCAAAAACGACGCGAACGTGATGGCTTCGTTGGACGCGCCACTAACGGTTACTGCAGTCGTTGTGGACGCGGTAACCGAAAGCGCAACCGTGGGGCCGATGTTGCGAATGACATAGCTGATAGCCATATCAGGCCGCCGTCGAAGGCAATGGCCAATCCAACGGACGGCAAATGCACAGGTAGTAAAGGCCCGCTACCGGCGTCAAAGCACCAGCCGTCGAATTGCTGAAGCCCAATTGCATCGTGTTATTTGCAGACACTCGGCAATTTGCAATGCCGATTCCAGCGGTTTGGGCGCTCAGCGCGTAGCAATTGATGTTGTCGTTCAACTGCAGACCTGGAATGGTGAACGACTGCTCGGCAGTCGTATTTGCCGCCACAGATGCGGGCGTCAAGCTTGGCGTAATCAACCACGCGTAAAGAATGTTGCCGCCGCTTGAAATTGTTCCTGGCATGTGAATGCTCCTTAAATAAAAAGAGGGCCGAAGCCCTCTTGGTAATCAATCAAGCCAGCGATTACGACAAGTCGTAGCCGTAGACAAACAAATCAATCTGCGCATCAGACACAGTCGTGCCGACGTTGGCGTAGAGCACCGAGCCTGCGTTCAAGACGGCCGTGGCGGCGTTGGTGGCCGCTTGAATCTTGACGTAGGTGTTTGCTGCTTGAGACGTCAGCGCTGCCGTCGTCAAAATGGTGGTGCCGCCCTGTGCTGGCGCGGTGTAAACGCCCACAGTAGCTGTTGCCACGCTGGTCGTAGCACCCGTGCTGGTCTTCACCGAGTTGCTGGTGATGATGGACACAGGCACCCAGTTTTGGGTCGAGCCCAGCACTGAAAACGCGGTATCGCCGGCGGCAGATACCAAAACACCCTTTGCCACGCCGATGAGACGCAATGCTTGCTGGGTTGTGAGAGATTGTGAGTTTGCGGTGACCGTAGTCGCTGCACCTGGATTTGCCATGATGGCCTCCTAAAAATGGAATTAAAAAAGCCCACTTCGGTGGGCTGTTGTTAGGACGAGATGCGGCAGGCAAGCTCTGGGTACAGCGGCGCGGTGCCGTAGAGCACGTCAGCTCGAGTCGGCAGAGCGTCGTTGTTGATGGTGTATTGACGTACCAGTCGAATTGACAGGCCAGCGCCCTTGTCGGATGCGCGTCCGGCAAAATGCACACCTTCTGGCAACACCAAATCTGCACAAGCCAGCGCAAACGCATTCTTGTGGAACAGCAGGTTTTGCGCGCCGGTGACTGCGGTTGCGGTCGTGCCGGAAATGCTGAACGGCGTAACAGTGGCGGTCGACGATGCGGCCGTGATGGTCACGTTTTGGAACTGGCCGGCAGTGATGATGGCCGGTGAAACAGTCACGCTAAATGTGCCAGAAGCAGCACTCACCGAAGACGTCACCACAAAGTTGCGTAGCTTGCCGTAGGACTGACGGTTTTGCGGGTTGACGCCATAAACGCCGGCAATCGTGAACGTGTCGCCTTGATTGAGAGCGATCGTCTGGCTGTTGGTCAGCGTGATCGTCGAAGTGGAAGCCCAGCCCGTCGTCACAAAACCAGAGTTCGTCGAAGTGTTGGCGGTCAGGGTGCCGGCGGTGGTTGCCCAGCTTGAGAACGTCTGATTGGCGATGTTCTGATCCATCTTCCAATCCATGCCTCCCGAATCGGTGCCCATCAAGCCGCGCTTGAATTGGCTTTCGATGGTTTTCATCGGCAAGAACAAGCCCTTCAATGAATCAACAATCGCAGCGCTGGTGAACTGCTCAACCACGCAGGTGCGGTTGCCGTCGCGCGGTGCGCCCTCGGCGTCAAGGTAAGCGCCCGCGTTGAGATAAGTGAGCAAGCCCGTAGGTGCGGTGCCGGCCACGCCGACGATGTTGGCGGTGTTGTTCTTGGCCATGACGGCCACGTCGCGGTCGATCTTGTTGCTGATTGCCGCCATCATTGGCTTGATCACGCGGTCGCTGAACAAATCCATCGACAGCGCCAGATCCTGCGTCGTGAATTGGGTATCAACGTGAAACTGCGTGTTCAACGAGATGGGCACGCTGGATTCCACGAAATCTTCAACTGCCAACGCGGGGCCGGTGGTGCCGATAAAACGTGCAGGCTTGCGCACGTTGACGACGCTGCCAATCTTGCCGCCAGCAACGGCAAACTGGTCGTCGTACTGGCGGTTAATTGAGGCTCCCAAAACAAGGGAGTTTTCGAGAACCATCAAGGCCTCGTTTGTGATCTGACTGATCGTGAGTAGATTGTTTGCCATTTGGCCAACTCCTAAAAAGTGAATGAATTACTTGATGCGCCCGGCTGCCCTGGCTTGTTTCCACTGCTCGTAGGTGCCGTGAAACTCGCCGTCGCTGCCCAATGGGCTGTCGACAGGTTTTTGACCGCGAATGGGCGTAATGGGCGCGGGTGCGCGGCTTGGTTTGGCCACAGGTTTGTCAGGCTCTGGCTTGTCGCCAGACGACAGCTTGGCTTCGAGCTTTCCAATTTCTCTCAAGGCGCTCGAAGTGGATTTCGAGGCAAGCGTGGCGGCGAAGTCGGGGTTTTTTGCTAGGTGATAGAGGATTTGCGGCCCCACATCACTTTCAATGATTGCGTCTCGCACTTGGTCGGATACCGACACAGTGCTGGACTCGATCACTTCAGCGTAGTCGTCCAGTTCTTTGCGCGCTAACTGCTGGCGGGATTCCCAATCGCTCAGGATTTTTTGCCGTTCAGCAATCTGCTTTTTTTCGACCTCCGCTTTGTCGCGGTTTTTGAGGGCGTTCTCCGCACTCCACTCGGCCAGTGCTTCCGCATACTCAAATGCGTCGGTGAACTGCGCCGGCGTGGGCTTGGCGTCAGGGTCAGCTTGCTTTTCAGCAGGCTTTACCTGCCCCTCTAGAGCCTTAAGGCGCGCTTCTAGGGCTGCGGCTGCGTCACGAGCTTGCTGCGCTTCTCGGCGTGCGTCCTCGCGCTGCTTGGTCAGCTCAGAAAAACGCTTCTCGACCTTGGGGTTTGCCTTTTTGGGCTCGTCTTTGGTCTCGGCGTCCTGGTCTTCCTGTGGCGTTTCGGCGTCATCAACCGCGTCGTCGCTGCTTTCAGGCTCAACCACCGGCTCCGCTGGTGCGGCCTCAGTGGGAGCGTCCAAGCCCAAACGTGTTGCGTTGAATTCGGCCAAGTTTTCTGATGTCACTACTGTCGTCATGCTTTTCCTTGAAAGCGCATGCAGGGTGGCTGCAAGTCCAGGCGTAAAAAAAGCACCTCAAAGGTGCTTTGCGCGGTTGCTGCGTTGCCAAGCGCAGCGGCGGGGGTTACTCGTGCGCTGTCAAATTGCGCGCTCTACGGCTTCGCTGGCGGCTTGCTCGCCGGCTTCTTCCATGCGAGACAAAAGCAGCGCCAAGTGAGCCTTGATTTCTTCGACGCCCATGGCGCGATGCAAGTCCATGGATTTGCCTTCAAGGTCGGCTTTTGCTTTGAGCGCGGTCTTTTGCAAGTCAGTGCTTGACCACGTTTCGGTGTCGTGAGCTTTGCCGGTGACGCGCATCAGTTCGCGTTTGGTTTCGGCGTCTTGCTTCATTTGTTCAATGTCGCTGCGATGTTTGATCACCATGCCTGCTTGTTGCAACTGCTGCTCGCATTGCTGCAGCTGAGACTGCAACTGCTGGATCATCATTTGAGCTTGAGGCGGCACGTCTGATTTGTCGTCGATTTTGGTTAACGGGTTGACTGCAGCCAGTCGGTCAGCAATGATGTCTGCGCCTGGGAAGTCCATATTCCGAAAAATCAAGTCGCCAGCGATTTTCATCAGGTCAGGATTCCCGGCCACCATTTGAGTCATGGCATCAGCTGCGTCTGCGCGCTTGCTGTTGAAGCTCGGACCGACTTCCATGACCACGTCGTAGGTGCCGACGGTGACGTCGTTGAGCACCGCGGCAATCGCCGGCGCGTTCGGGTCTGGCTGGCCTTGCGTGGGGTTTTGGCCAGCTTGCGGGTTCGGCTGGTTGATGTTCACCAGCTCTGGCTTGCCGTCGTCGCCAATGATCCGCATGATTCGGTGGCTGTCGTAAATCCGCGGGATCAAGTCGAGCATGATCCGCCCGGTGTGTTTGATTGAACGCACCAGGTTGTCGTAATAGTGAAAATTCGACAGCTCGCTTTGGCCCTGTTCGGCGCGAATTGCGGTGCCTGATTTTGGCCCGCTGGGTTTGCCCATACTGGGGTCAAACTGGCCAAGCACGGCTTGCAAGTCCTGGCCAATCACCATGGCGGCTTCCATGGCCCCAGCTGGTGGCGGCTCAGGCTGCAGCCGCTCGGGGCGCCCAGCTTCTCGGCCCTCGACGTCGGTCATCTTGTAGCGCAGCACCGGAAACGCCGAAATGTTGGCGCGTGCCCATTCGTTTTCGTGGCCTTCGTCTTGGCCTTCAGCCATGAGCCATTTGGCCTTTGGAGCCATGGCCACGCTTTCGGTCATTGCCGTGCGCCAGAAGTTGTAGGCCATCTGTGGATCGCGCGCGTAACGCACCATGCCAAAGCGGCTTTTCTTGCCGTCGACCACCAGGCTGTCGCCGTAGGTTGGAACGATCGGAATGTATCGACCGGCCCATTCCCTTTCTTCGAGCACTTCGTGGGCCGTCAATTTGCGCCACATGACTTTGCGTCGATAGCTGGGGCGCTCTCCCACGACATAAACGCCGGCTTGCTCCATCAGCTGAGCATCGGGCAGCTGCGATGCAAACACGACCGACTGATCCGACAACATCACCAGCTTGTCTTTTTCTTGCTCAACGCAAAAGTACTCAGCAATGCGAATGTCATGACGCGTCACCCAATCGACCATGCCGTCGCCCAGGCTCTCACCGTGGAACCCGTCGACCATGGCGCCTGGATAGAGTTTTTTGAAGCTCTCGCGGGTGATGAGGTCGGTGATCAGTGCGCGTTCTGCGTCGCTTCCATCCGGCATTGAAGAATGCGGATCAAAGTAAACAGTGAACGGGTTTTCGATTTGCCGCACAAAGATGTCTTGATCGAAGCTGTCCTCGCGCACATAGTCGGTTTCGACGCGCCAGTATCCCCAGCCGATGCGACATGCAAAGTTGAACGCCGTGTCGTAGGCTTGATCGGCGTCTGAATTCAGCTCAATGTGCCGGGTCAAACCGGTGATGACCTCAGCAATCTTTGGATCTGCTGCGCCGTCCAACGGATGCACCTTGATACGCGGGCGTTGCTGGCGCTGAGCATTTGTGACCTGGCGGATGTGTGCGTCGATTTTGTTGACCGTCAAGCACGGGCGCGATTCCACCATGCGCGTGTTTTTGGTGTCGGCCGGCCATTGATCACCGGCGCTAAAGCGCAAATCGTCCAATCCTTGCGCGCGATTGGTTGATTCAATGTCACCAACCATGCGCAAAAAGTGCATGGCTTCACGAGGCTCAAACGACATTACGCTGCGACCGGCTCGGGTTCTGCGGGTGCTGTTGGCACTGCCGCTGCCGCTTCTTCGGCCAAACGCTTTTCGTATGCGCCTGGATGTACTTGTTCAAACGCTGTGGGTTCGCTCATGATTTCTCCTTAGCCCATCCAACCGGTGGGAATTGAAAAGGTTTTCTGTTGTGGCCTGACTTTGCGCGGCTCTTGCACCATCAAGCCGATCATCCGAAAAGCATCTGCGCCGTGACTGGCCCAGTTGTGCAGCGGCGACTTGCTGAACATGCCCGTGTCCTTGTCAACTTCGTACTGGTAGTGACGAAGGCACTGCAGGCCGTCTGCGGTGTTTTCTCGATCAAACCAGCAGTTGCCAAAGATCGTGCGCGCTGCGTTGATCGAGTCAACCACCGCGGTGCGCGGGATCACTCTTGTTTTGGCACCTGTAGCCCTGACGATTTCCTCGATGGACCGGCCATTTGCGGCCAACGTCTTGTTTTGAGCGTCGTGAGGCAGCCAGTCGGTGTCATACACATAGCCCCACTTCTGCCCTTCGGCCAGGTAATGGCTGATCGTTTTCTGGTTGTCTTCTTGGTAGCGAATCAGGCGGGTTTCAGTGCCCACAAACTGCAAATACCAAATAGCCACGTTGTCGGCCCAGCCCAAGTCCCAGATTCGATGCACCGGCTTGCTCGGGTCATAAGGCACGTTTGTGATGCGGCCTTCAAGCTCAGCGACTGCCAGCTCGTTGCCAAACACCGCGCCGTCAATTGACTTGCGGCACAAACCTTCCCAGACCGTCAGGTAGCTCGAGTGATCGCGCGTTTTGAGCGCTTCCATTTCGGCGCGCAATACTTCTGGAAACCATGGGTTGTCGGACCAATTGATCTTTTCAACCACCGCGCCGGCCGGAGGGTGAAGCACGAAGCGTTGATACGTTTCATCTTCTTCCAGCTCAGGGTTGAAGCTGACCCAGATTTCGCTGCCGTCCTTGCGAATGGTTGGGATGAGGACGTTCCAGCTGCCCTTGCTGACGGTCTGCGCTTCTTCGACCCAGCAGATGTCGACGCCTTCATAGGACTTGATTTGCGCCACGTTTGAGCGCAGGCCGGCAAAGCTGAATTCGCTGCCGTTCAATCCTCTGATGGAAGCGTTTTGAATCTCGTAGAACCCTGACAGTTGCAGCGCTGCAATTTGATCGCTGAGCAGCTTGTGGACGCTGTCACGGATGGACATTTGCAATTCACGCGCGCAAAGAATGCGCAGCGGCTTGTTGCTGGCCATGATCAGCAACGCACGGGCAATGCCCCAGGATTTCGCTCCGCCTCGCCCCCCGTACAAAACTTTATACCGGTTCGGCTTGAACAGGCACGCAAGTTTTTCGGGAAATTCGGCGTTAACTGTCAGCTGCTGGCTTGACACCGCGGAACGCTACGTCAATCGATACCGGCAGCAGCGGCTCACCATCTTTGCCGGTGATTTCCGATTTTGTTGATTCGCGCCAATCAGCCGGGAACCGCGCAGCCATTGAGCGCGACCACACAGAGCCTTGAAACTGACCCGCGCCTGGCGCCATGATCAAGTTCTTGCGGCCCATGCTTTCCCACCAGGCTTGCGAGTGCGCCCTTGCTTTTGTAAAGGCTTCCAAAAACTCTGGGTATTCGGCGGGCCAGCTTGTTTCTAACGTGTTGCGCGAGACGTTCAAATCCGACGCCATTTCAACCACGGAACAGCCTTCTTTGCCCAACTCGATCACGCGCTCGCAATAGGCTGGGTCGTAAATAGTGGGGCGACCGCCAGGCATATCAGTCCTCGACCACCGCAGCCACATCGGCTTCTTGAAGTATTTGATACGTCACGCCAGCTTCAACGTAAGTTGGAAACTCGAACAGCCCGTACTTGATTTGATCGCCTGGTTGCAAGTCCAGCGCAAGCGGACCCACAGACACGACTTCGCCCTGATTGAGCTTTTCGGTGTTGTTGACGATCAACACGTCAGAAAGCGAGCGCACGCGTGGTTTAACCAAAATGCGATCTCGGAGCATTTGCAACATATGGATTTCCAAAAGTGCCACCGCCCGATCCGCCCAGGGGTGAGAGACGAGTCCAGAGACCCGCAGGCGGCTGCTACGTCGGTGAGCTGCGGGCCTTAATGCCGGAGTGGCCCGCTTGCCGGCTTCCGCTTCCCAGCGGGAAGACGGGTAAAGGTGCCAGGTCAGACCTTTGGCAACTGCGAGTTGATCGAGGTGTAGGCCTGCCTGGCGAAACGAAAAAACCCGCCTCAAATTGCTTTGGGCGGGTTTGAGTGACAACGGGTCACGCTATCTACTTTTCACAGAATAACCGCAAACCGGCGTTTGTCAAGTTTTTCCATCTTTCCGTCCAGATCAGCCAAGCCTGCCTTGAGCAAGCGTAGCCAAGTGTCGGTGCTGTAGCCCCGCTCTTGGTCAATGTCGCGGGCAAGCCAAGGCTTGACGTAGCGCAGCACGGCCAGCAAATGCTTGGGCGGGATTTGAGACATCGCGGCCTCAAGGTTTGTGAAGTCTTGGCCACCGTAACCCGTTGGCTCAAATGACGTGGCCTGAATGGGGATGCCTTCTTTGAGCATAGGGCTGATGCTGTACCAACCGATGCCGCGCGTCTGGTTGTGCAGTTCACGCATGGCCCACTGGTGAAGCAGGCCAACGAGCCACGCGGGGTGCAGTTGTGGTTTGCGTGCCATCAGTGCGCCCTCATTCGCGGCACTCCAGCTCAATCAGCCTGTCCAAATAGTGGCGCGCTTTCCTTAAATCTTCGACGCCGCCCTTCTTGTCGCAGCGGGCCAAGTATTTGATGGCGTTACCTCTCAAGAACCCGGCAAAGGCCTCTGTCGACATCCAGCACTGCATGGCGTCCCATGGCTGCACGCTGCCCATGTCGACGTAGTGTGAGCCCCCGATTTGCCGCTTACCTGCTGCGCTCATTCAACAAACTCCATGCTGTTGCTGCCACTGCTGGAACCTGTCCGTTGCCAATGGCTTTAAGTCGGTGTGACCGATGGGCCACCCCATAAGCCACTCGACCCACGTCGGGTTCAGTTGCCCACCACTCTCCGGCGATTCCGCCAGAGCTTCGCGCCTCGCTATCGCGCCGAGGCTGTTTGACTGCTGAGAGTTCCCGTTCAGTCGATAGCTGTCCTCGTTCGCTCCTGGTGTCGGATACACGTTTCTCTTGGTTGCACCGCGCTCCACTGCATAGTCCAAACGGTCCCGCAGCGCACCCTGCTTGCCCGCACCTTTGTGGTCGCTGGCTTGTGGCGTCGGCCACAACCTCACCGCACCGCCAAGCGTCGTGCCCCGACGCGATGCATTTGCCGCAGCACCCACGCCCCGAACTTGCGCGTTGTCCTGCGTTGTCGGCGTCGGCCAGCGGTGAGGCGTGTTCATCTGCTGCACCAGTGAGATGCCCGTCATGCTGTCGGTGATCGTCCCGCCCCGCGTCGAATCGCTCGCCGACGGCGTGGCCCACAAGCCAGAACCTGTCGCGCTGGTGCGGCGCGCCGACATCGGCAGCTCCCAGCACTGTCCAGCGGCAGTCATACCCGAGCGCGGCCAGATCACTAAGGACAACTCCAAGTCCTCGAGTAATGAGTGCTGGGCTGTTTTCCACAAAGACGTAGCGGGGTCGAACCTCGCCAACGATGCGCGCCATGTGCTTCCACATTCCGCTGCGCTCTCCGGTGATGCCTGCACCCCCCCCCGCGACTGAGATGTCTTGACAGGGAAACCCGCCAGCCACGACGTCAACAATTCCGCGCCACGGTTTTCCGTCAAAGGTCTGCACGTCATCCCAAATCGGGAATGGCGGGAAGCATCCATCGTTTTGTCGTGCCACAAGCATGGCTTGGGCGTAGGGCTCCCATTCGACGGCGCACACGCAGCGGTGTCCGAGCAGTTGGCCGGCAAGAATGCCGCCACCAGCGCCTGCGAATAGATGAAGCTCATTCAGACTCATGCCACACACACGGCCGCTCGCCTTGCCGCTGAACCAGCCAGCTCGAGGTGCCGGCAATCTTCGAGATCAGCATCCACCTCAGCCGACGTGACGCCGCCTGGCGCATGGCCTGGGCCTTGTGGTCCGGCAAGATGCCGGCGCAGTTCTTGACCTCAACGCACCAAGTCACACCGGCCGCGTCGGTGGCGATCAAATCCGCTGACGTGATGCCGCCGGTTAGGTCATCGACGGCGTAGTCCCTGGCCTGCAGCAGGTGCTTGGCCTGCGTTTCCCCTGCCCTGCCCTTGCGTCGGCTGGCTTCGCTCATTCGCAAACCTCAAACAGCGACAGTTGCGCCGGTTCGCTTACACACACTTTGTGGCCAAGCTGCGGGTAATCACGCTCATCAGGCATGCGCAGTCGAACCCCGTTTTTGTCGCGTATGCCCATTTCAATTTCAAGCGTTTCGCATTTGGCCCAGTAAGCGTCCCGAATCGATTGATCCTCGCCCCACGGCATATCGCGCAGCATCTGAACGTAGGCTTCGGCAAGCTGACTCATGCCGACCTCAGATGCGTGTTCGACCAGCGTGGGTGCTCGCTGAAGCTCGGGCAGATCGTGACCTTGGTGTTGCTGGTGATGCGCGGCTCAACATAGCCAGGCTCGCCTGGCTGGGCGGCGTTGTCCCACCAAGCCTTGCCGTAGGTGGACTTGATCACCGTCATGGCCGGCCCGCTCACATGCTTGCGGCGCGGCTTAGTGTCGACTTGGTGCTCGCTGGCCCACTGGGCAAATAGCTCAGGCGTGGTGCGGCAGCGGGCAATCATTGAGCGGCCTTCGCGCGTGATGCTGAACTCAACCATCCAACCAGCAAGGTGCATGCGTTTGGCGTTTTTTGTGATGTCGCCGCTTTTGCGAGGCGTGCTCAAAGACTCGGCCACGTCTCGGCACAGCGTGCCGCTCACCCGTGAAGCCATGTCCATCAATCGGTGCATCTGAAGCGTCGTGCGTTTCATTGTTTTGGCTTGACTGGCTGTTCTTGAGTTGTGAAACGGTGGCCGTTAGCGCATTCGCGTTGGCGCGTTGACCCAGTCGTTCTAAGCACCCGTGTCCATGCGTTGCACTGCGGGCACAACGTGCCGTTTTGCGGGTTGCGATCACCAAACGTCACAGAATTGCCCTCAGCGTTTCGTTGAGCACGTCCAGCTCGTCGAGCTTCTTTGCGTGCCAGATGTAGCGCTCACCGTGCCAGCCGTTGCGCGGGCCTTTGTGGCAGTTGATGCACAAAGGAATGCACAGGTACTGGTAGTGCTGGCGGACGTGGTGCGCCTCGCTCGGCCCTTCGGCGTTGCACACCCCGCAGTTCATTTCCTTGATGCGGGCTAGATGACGGCGCTCTGTGGAGTTGGGGCGGTTGTTCATGCAAACACCTCCTCGGGCACATCTCTGCCCAAGCTGGTGCGGCTCCACTGCACCCCGCGCTCGTCGCCAAAGGCGTGCAGGAAGTCGATCAGCTCGGACATCTCGCCGATCGTCATGCGTGAGGTGCGCGTGCCCAGCACCACAAACCCTCCATCAATCCCCGGCACCACGCGCTGGCGCTTGAGCGCGGCCGTGGCCATGTCCTTCCAGGCTTCGTCGTCCAACATCTGGCCGTGCCACTCAACCTGGCGCGAGACATCGGCCAAGCAGCTCCACAGCAAAGAGTTCTGAGCGGTGCTGCGGGTGTCGGTCTTGATGCTGACGCTCAAGCGGTGGCCGGCGATCAGCCAAGGCTTGATGTCGGCCCACAGCGCAAGCAGCGCTTGGTGCGCCTGTTGAGCGTTGTAAAGGGTGATCGACGCTCTCATGCCGCCTCCGCCCACATCGGGCAACGCTGGCCGTCGCGCGTCACGATGGCGCCATCAATCGCCACCGTGCGCGGCCTATCCAATGGATTAGCCGGGGTCCACGGCGCGTGGCGGATGCAACTCAAACAATCGACAGACAGTTTTGATGGTGCGCACACCGCACGGCTGTCGGCAAACGGGCGGCAATCGCCGTGGCGGCGCGTCATTCGGCGGCCTCCGGCTGGTGCCCGGTAGCGTCGCGCAGCATCGTGCGCTGGGCGTGCGTGAGGTACGCGCCGGCGTCTTTCTTCGCCTGCAAATCCGCAATCCAGCCTCGAGCGGGCTTGGCTTTGAACAAGCTGGCGAGGCTTTTAAGGGTGGTGATCTTCTCGGCCTTGCTCATGGGGCGGATCGGTGTCGGCTGCGCTGGCCGGCTCATGGCGCGCTCAGTTTGCGCGTCGAGCTGCTTAGCGGTGACGCGAGACCAGTCGTGAGGCTGGGCGCCAGCATGCGCGGTGCACAACCGCGTTCCGGCGTCAAAGCTCCACCGATTTGGGCAGCCGTTGGCTGAGCAGTTGAGCGAGCTGTCGCCGTGGAAATCGTCGGCGATTCGTTGGTCTCGGACCTGGGATCGGTAGGTGCTCATCGTTTTTCCCTTGAGGCTTTTTCGAGCCAGTTGCTCCACGACTGCCTCCAACCCTTCACGCTGCGCCGAGTGCCGGCGCCCTTCCCTGCGACCCAGTACTGCCGAAACTTTTCGCTCTCACGCAGAACCTCGGCCGGCTGCCAGCCCAGTGCCTCGGCATCGCACCCCCACTCGCTGGGCAAGTCCCAAGCCGCAGCGATGGCCACGACGTGCTTGCCGTTGAGAATTTCGGAATTGCGTCCATCAAAATCGGGCGGCGGGGTTGGTGGGGCAGCGCTTCGGCGCGGCTCCACCATCTCTTTCTCTTCTATTGGTGTTGGTGTTGGTGTTGGTGTTGGTAGCTCAACGTCCGTTGCCAAAACAGGCAGCGTTCGTTCAACGTCCGTTGCCTCTTTCACAAGCGTTCGTTCAGCGTTCGCTTGACTACGTTGCGAACGGGCGTTGACCGATGCTTGAGCGGACGCTCGTGCTTTCGTCTGCTTGTCGCGCATGCGCTCGATCTCGGCGTCGCAGCGCGAGTGCCTCCAGCCGTCTTCGGTAAGCGTGAAGAACTCATTCAAGACGCTCTCAACATCAGCGGCCATGGAGCGCATGCGAACCAGCTTTGCGGTGGTCTGAATGTCGGCCGGCAGCGGTTGCTCGCGCAGGTAATAGGCGTCGAGAAGTCGGCGATAGGCCAAGTCCTCCATCGGCTCAAGATGCGCGGTGTGGGCGCTGTAGTCGCCTACATTGAAAGGGTAGTAATTCACGCCAGCTCCCAAAGCCGACCGCCGGCCGTTCCGTGGCCCTTGCGGCGCTCGCAGTAGCCCGCAAAGGCGATTTGCTTGCGACGGTTAAGCACTTGGTACACCGAGCCAAATGCGCGGTCCTCGCCGGGCACGATCCCGGCTGCCTTGCAGGCGTCGGTGATGTCTTCGCTGCTGGCGCAACCGTGCTGGCCGAGATAAGCGAGAACAAAGCGCTGAGCACGTTCGGCAAAGCCCGGCTCGTCGCGCTCGGCCAGGTCAAGTGCGAGCTGCATGCAGCGTGCGCCCTCAGCGCGGGCCGCGACGAGTTGATGACTCACAGCGCACAGCCTCGGGAATTGATCACGCTTAACTGCGCTGCTTGCGGACCTTGATCGGACGGCGTCAGAGCAGCAGTCGACCCTTCACGAGTCAGGGCTTTGCGGCGAGACTCAGCGACATGCTCACCAAACGTCTGTCCGTACTCCAAACTGAACACCATGTCGCGCAGCAGCTCGGCGGCGGTGCAGCCAGCTGCGCACGCACGGCGCTGGAACCGCAGGGCGGTGTCCTCGTCGAGCAAGGTCTTGAGCGACTCGGTGAGCTTCATTCAGCTGGCCTCTCGCAAAACAGACCAGGCCACATCTGGACGGAGCTCTTCGCAACGCACGGCGCCATTGGTAGCGCGCTCTATGTCTGGACAGCGCTCTGCCGGCGTGCCGCGAATGCGCCAGTTGCACACGCGTGACACCGAGACGCTCAAGGCCTTGGCAAGGCCAGTCGCGCCACCGCAAGCAGCGGCAGCTTTGTCGATGGGGGTCATTGAAGAGTCGGCCATGAAATCACGTTGCGTGATTATTTACCAAACACCAATGTGATGCAACCCTCTGGCCCAATCCCTGGCATGGAAACAATCGCCGAACGGCTCAAACACGCCAGAGACGCCAAGGGCTGGAGTCAAGAACAATTGGCCAAGGCCGCCGGCGTCAGTCAGGGCACCATTGGCAACATTGAATCGGGGCTACGCAAGTCGCCTCGCGAATTGCTGGCTTTGGCCGGTTGCCTAGAAGTGCCGCCTGAGTGGCTCAAGTGGGGCACAGGCAAACCAACGGCTGGCAACACCAGCTCAGGGCCGGACATCCGAGGGATGGTGCCGCTGGTCTCGTATGTACAAGCCGGCGCTTGGGATGGAGCTGTTGACAGCATGCAGCCAGGCGACGCCGATCACTGGCTTCAATGCCCACGAGCACACAGCGCGAGCACCTACGCGCTGCGTGTGCGCGGCGAGAGCATGACCGCACCTCACGGGCGCAGCTACCCAGAGGGCTGCGTCATCTTCGTCGATCCGGCTCAAAAGGCGCCGCCGAATGGGGCCCGCATCATCGCGAAATGCGAAGGCTCCGACGAGGTCACGTTCAAGGTGTTCAAGTCAGAGGACAGTCGAGTTTGGCTTCAGCCACTCAACCCGATGTACCCCGCCATTCATGATCGGTTTAGGGTGCTGGGCACCGTGATCGGAAAGTGGGAAGACGAATAGACATGAGCGCAAGTTCACCCACGTATTTGAGAAAAAAACACAAAACGTGTTGACACAATGAATCACAGTTCGTGATAATTCCTCTCCATGCGCTGCACGTCGCGGCGCTCAGGAGAGACGAATGGACATGGACTACGGCCGGTTCAACGGCCACCCACTTGACCCGCGTACAGCGCCACCAAGCGATCTCGCGCTTGACCTTGCAGCCGACGACATCAGCTCAATGCCTAGCCACTGGGCCAGCTTCATTGCTGACTTTGCGACCGACGACCTCAGCCTCGTCAAAACGCACGCCATCAAGCCAGAAGACGTAGTCGATCACGACTCGGCCACGCAGCTTGTGCTGGCGTTGATTGGCACCAATGAGCAAGCCGCGGCCGCGCGCATGTACTTGCAGCAGGCTTTCTTTGAACACCACGAAGAGGCAATCTACGAGCTGGCCAACCGCTGCGACGACGCGCACAGCACGGCCCATGACGAATACCCGTGGGAGGCCGCATGAACGACTTTCGTCCCGCTTGGTACGTCCAAGAGCTTGATCGGCTTGAGTCGCT